CTTCTTTATATTTTTCCATTGGTAATTCATTAATATTATTTACATTTGCCCATTTCATTATCCCCTCTATTTTTTCTTTGTTATTGTTACATGCTTTCAATAAATTATCAATTTCTTGTCCTGTTAGCTTCCCGTTAGAATTCGTAACATTTGCATCTGTATCTTCCTGTGCGCAAATTCCCAATAAGGCTGTAAGGGCATATCTCCGCGCATATGTTATAATAATTCCTGTTGCTTGTGCAGCGTTTGTACTTTTTAAACGTTCTGTCGAAGTAATGCTATCCATTTCATATTCACTGCTGAGCCATTCACCTGATTTGTGCATCAGCATTGTTTCAATGCGAACTTTTCCATCTTGGGCTATTGATGGAAACTGAGTTATAGCTAATTCATGTTTGGCAAGCAATGGCCTAGCAATCCCTAGAATTTGTGGAAGGTCAGCATACCTAGCTGTATGAGCTGCTTTGTTTTTAATTGGGTCTTGTATCTCTCCCAATAATTTTGAAAATGCTGTCGCTAATTCACCTATGGTTTCTGACTTATTCAATTTCAACTCCTATAAATTTTCCGTACTTATCTCTATTTAATTTAATTTTTTTCACTTTTTGTTTTGGTAACTGTTTGAACATCAATTTTCCATCGCTCAAAACCCAATTAATATCTCTGTCTATTTCTTTTTGCCTATCTTCTTGTTCCCATCTATCAAGCAACTTATAAGGAAATTCGTTCAAAGCACCCTCAGTCTAACCCATTAAGGAAATCAATGGCTTTTTTGTATCCTCTGTTAAGGATTTCAGAAACCATAGTGTTTCTTTTTTGCTCGTTAGAATAATACGCTGTCATCATTTTCCCGCACTGAACCGCTAAAAACTCTTTGTGGACATAAATTTTCTTACTTGTGTCAAGTATGGTTTCTTCAAGCATATCTATAAAATGTTGTCTTTCTAAATCCCTAATAGTCATGTCTTGTTTTTCGTAGAGTTCAATTGCGTAGTACATCTTAAACCTCAGTGTTTATAATTCTTTATTCTATTTGCGTCATATTTAATTTCATTAAAAATTATGTCTATCTTTTTTTTATCTAAACTGCTGCAATTTTGTAACAATTTCTTATGGGTCATTTCTTCATATAGCTTACTGACTTTGTCGTAAATGTTTTGTCCGATTCTGTTTTCTAACGACATATTGTTAATCATCTTTAGCTCCTTAATCATACGCTTCATTTTAAAATGATTGCTATTACTATTAAAACTTACCACCATTAAATTATGTAGTCAACAATAAAATTAAAATATGTTATATTTTTTTAAGTTGTTCATTTTTAAAGGAAATTTAATAAGAAATGCTATCTTTCATTATGGGGTCATGGAGTAGGATTTATGCTATCGTTGCAGGAGTTGGTTTACTGGTTTATTCTTATCTTATTAAACGAAATAGTGCGTTAAAAAGCGAGAATGACCATTTAAACAAAGAAATTGAAGGAGTAAAAGACAATGCGATTACGATTGTTAAGATTCAGCATGCCCAAAATGAAATATCAAGCGCTCCTGCTCCTGATAGGGATGAATTGTATAAGCAGTTGCTCACACCCGGCGCCAGAAACAAGAAACATTAATTCACTTATAATTCAATCTCTTCCAACATTTCCTATTCCATCATATGAAGCTATTCAGGAATTGAAAGAAGTCTGTCCTCATAATAAGTGCATAAAATTACATGATTGGCTTAACAAGATTCTCAATCTAAAGAAACAGCTAGAGCTCTATGAACAAAAGAATTTATTCTCTCCTGCTTCCCAATAGGCCAGTCTCTTATGATTCCCTGAAAGAAGAGCAGAAGATATGCGTAGAATTTGCTAATCATATGAGGCAATTAACCTTGGCTGGCAATTTTCCCTATATTTGGTTCCACGTTGCCAACGAATTTATCCCTTCCACACGCAAGAACTTTTCATTTGATCTCAAGCAAAAGCATATGGGAAAGATATCTGGCATAGCTGATTATTGTTTTATGGGTGATAAAGATAGCTTCTTAATAGAATTTAAGACCGGAAAAGGAAAGCAATCAGATAACCAGAAGGTGTTTGAGGAATGGTGCAACACCAAGAAGGTGCCGTATTATATATGCCGGAGTGCTAAGGAAGGAATTGATTTTGTTGAAGGAAAATTAAAAGCACTGCGAATACCGTAGTTGGCTAACTGAACTAAAAACCACTACAAATACCGAAGTGCGTTAATGTTTTGTTTTAAAACGAATAAATCAACCTAAAACTTGTGGTATTAATTATTGGCTTAACGGTAATATTTCCTACACCACTGGTTAATTTCAGATCAGAATATGATTTAATGGAATGATCCACACCAATCATCCAGTTACTATTTAACTTATAGTCTACTCCAAAACCATATACTGAGCCATATTTATTAGTTTTAACAGCATTGCCCATTGAAGCACCAGCGAATGCAGCCGCATAGTTCAGATTCCAGTTTGTTTTAACAACACCTGCTTTGGCATAAATCATTAAGTCTTTGACAATAAACCCAAATTTTCCAATTCCAGTGAATGAATTGTTCGTTTTAGCTATTGTTTTGTAATTCATAACTACGGGAGGGGAGGTATTCTCTTCTTGGCTAATCTTTAAGTTATGATTTTCAGCGCCAACTTCTAGCCCTATAAATAATGGTGTTTCTTGAATTAGATGATTATATCCAACAAAAACCCCCACATTTGCGTTTTTGTTTCCCGTATTTGATATGTTTTTTAATCGATCACCTGAATTTCTTACCATATCAGCCTGAACAAATGATTGACCCATATTAAGCCCAACGTACAATCCCTCACTTGCACTTAATGCTGTGCAGGTTGCAACTGTTAATGTTAAAGCTTTAACAATTTTATTTAGTGACATTTTTCTTTTTTCCCTTATTGGATTTAATGTAATCTGAAACCCTCATAACGTTAAGACTATACAAGTCTACGTCTTCTTTTCCATAACGATTGTTATGATTGTTGCACATTTCCTTGATCTTTTCCATATAGAAATATGGGTCACTTTTGATTATCTCTTTGTCTTCTTTGGGTAAAATCCCAAATGAATAGAGAAGCAAATCAGGATTAACTTTTAAGGATTCAGCAATGACTAACGCAGTTTCTATGCGAGGTTCCCTTATGTTTCTTTCGTAAACGCTTGCGCCCCTTACAATGCTTCCATTCTTATATCTAATTTGATGTAGGGTTATATTTAGATGGTCTCTCATAATTCGTAACATCGTATTATATCGTCTTATTACTCTACCTGTCATTTTTTTCCCTTTGATTTTTTTATTATTTTTGGCTGAGGGGGAGGAATCCAACCTCCTAGTCTAGAATCGCCAGCGCGGCCCCCCATAATTCCTCATTTATAACTTAAAGCTTATGGATAAGCAACTCTTTTATTTTAACAATGAATGAATTTTTCCTTTCCCTCCAAGGGTACATTTATAATACGTTAGACATGTTAATTTGTTTTGTCTTTTTAAATTTGCTTTCATAGCAAGAAAGGTCATGTCCTGTGGCTCTCCGTTGTATAAGTCCTATCAAATCTATTCGTCCCTGTGACATTACGTCTCCCATCTCTAACTCTCTTCGTTCTGAAAGACCCAAACCATCTATGCCGGCTTCGTTCCTTAAATATGATATGCGCATTCACCATACGTTAGGTTCTCGTTCTGCTGCGCTTCTATTCTCTGCCTTAGAGTATCGCTTTCAAAAGAAACCAGAAGGTTTTTATAAGTTTATGTCCCCTTGCAACAATCTATTTTATAGGAAAGGCGACAGCTTAAGTGAGGAACTTAACCTTAAAAGAACGGCGATATGGAAGGCTTTAAAGAAGATTTGCACCTCCTATGAAAGCAAATCCCTATATCTAGCTGCAATAGAACATTATGGGGAGGTAGGGGCATTTAAAGGGATGCCCTATCTTAGCTACCACAATAAGAAGACTAATCAGACATTCTATTTAAGGGACTATAGAGCTATCAATGAGGTGAGAAATGGCAACTTCAAAAGTGACATATATGTCACCAAAGAGAACCTACAGGAGGTTCTCCTAGAGAAACCTACAGTGGGTTTACAAAGAGAACCTACAGTGGGTTTACAAAGAGAACCTACAGGAGCTCTGTCGCCCGCAGAAACAAATGCTGGGAAGTGCCTCTCAGAGAATACATTACAGAGAATACCTCTCTCTCTATCTCTCTCTCATGGGGATTCAGGGCAGCCAGAACAGCCTAAGGAGGAAGAGATAAAAAAAGATGTAGTTGGGAATACAGGACAGCCAGTACCGTCGGTTGAGATTGTGAGCAAGATGGTGGAGACTTGGAGGCGGGTAACCCAGTGTGATTTGTCTGCATCCCCCAACAAGACGACAGTTGCCAACCTATCGAATGTTTATAGGGATGCTTTTGGGTCTTCCCTCAAAAAATGGGAAGCTTATTGCAACCTTATTCTTTCATCCAAATATCTGATGGGCGAAACCATCCAGAAGTTCAAACTTAACCTTGCATGGGCTGCAAAGCCTGAAACCATTACCAAAATAACTGAAGGCCATTACACAACAGGAGATAGAATTAACGTGATTTACCTTGAATTAGACCCGATATCTGATCCCGATCCTATTATTTTAAAATTTAAGCATAGTTGCTTAGATAAAATGGGTAAGGCCAAATATATTAGCTGGATTAAACCAATGGGTATTAGCCGGAATATCAATGGCGAGATTGTTTGTATAGCCCCAACCACTTGGTTTGCTAAGCATATATCCACAAATGATTTCTTAGGGTTTGGCTATTTTATGAATGAATTGTCTATTTCAGGAATTGTTATCAAGTCTCCTGATGGTAAGCAGATAGGTATTGTTTATCCTCATGCCCGCAAATAAGACGTTCTGATGGCCTTTGATTAGTTTTGCGATATCTAACTACATTTCAACATCAAAGGCCACTCTACGGGCTTCTAATGAATTCATGTGTTATAATATTTTTGTATTTCAGTTAAAAATATATCTTGTTTATGTAAAACAATTGTGTTTTGATATGCTTGTAAGGAAAGTTGTTAAAATGAAAAAACTAATTAATTATACATATTATACAAAGGTTTAACATTATGAATACGATATTTGAGAAACATGAATCACTAACATATGCATTGGATATATTGGCTAATTATGAAAAAAACAAGGGAATTGAAACAGATTATGATTTAGAGTGTGCTTTGTTCAATTCATTTCATATGTTCATCCAAGAGCTGAAGGCTCATTTAAAAACAACCAAGAAGACATCTAAGAGAACTGTTTTTATTGGTGCTTTCAGAATGTTGGCAGATATTTCATTTGATAAACTGGAAAAAGATATAATGGGAGTTAATTAATGAATAATTATACTATCTTAATATTTGTAGCAGGAGCTATGTTATTGTTTACTTTAGGATATGTGTCTCATAAGGTGTTGGGAAATAACAATCCTGTTGAAGAGGTTGCTGAAGAATTGTTGAAAAATGAATATGGTATTGATGTGGAGTTTAGTGGAGATAAGTAATGGATTTTTTATTTTTTATTCAAATGATTATGTTTATAATTTCAATTTTTTATATTGTTAGTTCTAGGAATCATATGTTTAAACTTCGGAAAATAGCTCAAGAACAAGAACTCTATTCTCAAGCATTTTATAAAGAATCTAAAGAATCTAAAGAACTTATAGAAAAAGTTTCTTACTTAGAAGAAGAAATGAAAAATATTCACCTTAGAATCAATAACTTAGGAGGGAAATAAAGATGACCCTTCTTTTTGATATGACTGATGATGAATACGAAAAGGTTGTTAAACCTTACATACGTAAAAAATTAAAAGATATTCAGGATTATTATTCATATGAAAAGTTAATGACTGTAAAAAGACACCTTGTGTTTGTTGTTGGCCCTTATTTCGGTGATACAGACAATCTAACTCCACGCGGAGGTATGGAGCATGGAATTTTTTTTTCCAATGAAAATGGTGAATTAACCTTAAGAATTGATTTTGAACTCTATGGACATTTTTATACTATGGGAATGCATAAAGAATTTTGTGACAAAATAGAACGTTTTAAAAAAATCGGACGTAAGATATTTTTAGACGAGAAAGCAAATTTTAAACCGTTAAAAGAAGGAGAACATATATGACGTTAATAAATAAAATTAATAATAATCAAGTGTATAGTGTTTGTTTCGTGAGGGTTAAGAATTAATGGAAAAAGAACAAGAAATATATGAAAATATTATGTCCAACTTGGGAAGCCAAATACCTTTGGAATCTAGGCAAGAGATTGCCAAGCTTGGTTTGAAGATATGGTTGATTTTGATTAAGGAGAAACAAAGCACTGCGTTAATTGCTGTTAAGCATGTTACAGATCAGTTTATGTGGCATGTAATGAATGAGCATACTCGTTCTTCTGTTGAAGAAGCGACTAATTTGCTTTATTGCGAAACTGATAAAATAAGGCATTAAGAAGATGACTAAAGCGGAACATATATCATATCTCATAAGATGTCCTGGGGCTATGGAAATTCTGTTAAATGCTGGGTGGATTGATGATCTTGATGCTGATTACACTTATAGTGAGGATCAAGGAATATCTGACGATGAATTTGAAAGGGTATTATTTCTTTTGTTTAAGAATGTTCCCGAACTCTCACCTCCTATTTTGGATTTTTATAAATGACTAAGAAAGAACTTATAGAAGCTTTTAAGGAATTCCCGGATGATATGGAAGTGAAGTGTCATGTGGGAACTGATGATTATCATATTGATGAAGTTGAAGAGGATTGGCCATATTCTCGAGGTATTTTTCATCTTGATCAAAAATGGATAAGTTTGAGGGTTTATTCATGAGCATTAAAAATGATAATGAATTCGCACAAGTGTTTGATAAATATACAAATATCATAATTAAAAATAATCATGAATATATTAATGGTAAAATTTCAAATGAACATGTTTTATCCGAAACAAAAGAGGCTATTTTGGAAGTAATTGAATATATTGACAAATATGTTGAAGAAAAGTTAGAAGATCAAAGAGAGACAATAACAATCAATGCAATAAACAATTATTTGGGGAGCTAGTTAACTAGCGATTTGTTAAATTCCAGTAAGCAACTGGAAAATAACTAATATTTACTGATAATTAGGTGGCAAATGAAATTTATAGGTGGCGCTGGATGGACTGGGAATTCAAAGGGAAGACCCCTAGGGAAACCTAATAAAGATACAGAGTATAGGGTACAGCTTACTAAACAACTTGTAGAGTCTAACTGGAACGATTCTCAAGAGATTGTAGGGATTGTAGCTAGAGAGGCTAAAATAGGCAACCAATGGGCTTTAAAGCTCTATTGTACTACTGTATTGCCGTATTTCTTGGTCAAACCTAAGGCTGAGGTTGATATAACACAGCAGGGAACGAATGGAATGACGGAAGAGTTTAAGGCTTTGAGTGCTGAGCAGATAGAATTGATTGGTAAGATAGTGAGTGGAGATAAGAATGAATTGGCCAATTAAATGGGTGTCGGAAAAAGAATTTAAGAAAGAATGGCCTACTAAAGATCAGGTCAAATCTGGTGAGTTTCATCCTAATTATGAGGAAATAGGTAATATTGTTGGTCCGGCTTATATTTCAGCACAATATAGAGCATTTATAGAAGAAGCAGGTAGAGCTGAAGGGAAAAACGATGGCAATGATAACTAATATACATTTTGGCGAGACTATACTTCGTATTGGCATTGATGATGGAATTAAAATATTCAATGATATAAAATTTTTATCTTGTTGTGTGGCTGGTTCGATTCCGGCTCTGGGCACCAAAAAAACATTTGACACTTAGTTTAAAAGTGTATACATTTTAATTATACATAATTAATGATGATAAATAATATGAAATTCATTACGATCGAGCATGTAAAAGGTGAACTCACCATTCCTTTGGATAGATTAGATTATGTTTCATGTTATCTTGGCGCATACCTTTTTTCTATAAACTGGACAGATTTTGCTCTTTCAGAAGAGCAATACCATAAGCTGTTGAAACAATTAGATAATATTGAATCTCCTTTAAAAGATGAAAAGGATGCAATAGATAAATTTAGAAAACTTACACCTGAGCAACTTAATAAGAATAATATTGTTATGGATTCTAAAGATATTGTTGGGGCACTTGAAGACTTTCTTGGTGATCCTGTTTTTTGTTTATGTAGTGAAGATGGCATCACTCTTAAATCAATTATTGGTTATTCATTTAAAACAATAGATGAGTTAAAAGGCTACAAATTAAATATTAATGACCACGATTTAATTCATAAAGCTGGTGGTGCTGTTATTTTAAGGATGGAAGAATAATGGGCTATAAGAAACAACCAAGGGGTCATCAGATTAAACCTACGGCTCCAATAACATATTTAGACGAGGATGGTACAACTGTCGATGTAACTAATTGGGTTGATCTTTATAATTCTTATTTTAATATTCAAGAGCTTGCTCTGTTACAGACACTTACCAACAGGTCTTTGATAAATTGCAATTGTAATTTAGATAAGAAGGTTATGCAAAGTTTGGTTAATAAGATAAATACAAGCGTTTGGTTTTTAGCTAAGGACAAAGATTATGACTGAAGAACAATTAAAATCTATATTAGAAGAATTAGAAAATGCAATTTATGAAGTTAATAATAGAATTGATGAAATTAGAGACCTTAATAAAGAATTGTCTATGAGGTCTCATACTCTTGATGCTCAGGAATGTTTAAAGGATGAAATGTTTTTTTTAAATAATTTAAATCGTAAATTGGATAAGATAAGATGACTAAAAGAGTTGCTCATCCTGAAACTCCTAAATCATACAAAGAAAATTATGTAACTTATGATTTATAGTTTTATGAGAGCAGTATTCGGTAAACGCGATACGCAGCATTTTGATCGGTATACAGGTCGTTTGCTTGAAGGTGAAATTCCTTCCGACTCTCAGCCCTATTAAAGGAGACAATTATGAGTTGGCTTAGTGGATATGAAATGGATTATGAAATGGATGAAGTTGTTGCGCACTGGGAAGAGCAAAAAGAAATTGCTGAAAAATCTACATTTATATCACGACCCTCTCGGGAGGCCATGATGTTTGCTATGGAATGTCATAAAGATCATGCAAGGAAATATACCAATGTCCCTTATTTTACACATTTGGCTGAGGTTGTTGGAATCCTTTCTTCTTTTAGAAAAGACCCTTTTTCGTTATCTATTGCTTGGCTTCATGATTGTATGGAAGATTGTGGTATTACTTATAATATTATTAATTCTAATTTCGGGTCTGTTGTCGCTGACGGTGTGTTGGCTTTGTCAGACCTTGAAGAAGGTAATCGAGCACAGCGTAAGAAAGCTTCTAGGGATAGGTTAAATGCTTCGCCTTCATGGATTCAAGATATTAAAGTCTGTGATTTGATTAGTAATACATCGTCTATCAAGATTCATGATCCAAAGTTTGCGATAACTTATATTGAAGAGAAGAGGCTTTTGTTAGAAGTTTTAGATAAAGCTAATAAGGATTTATTGAACATAGCCTGGAATATGGTAAATGACTAAAAAGAAAGTATGCAAATTATCTGATCTTATTGAATTGCTTGTAGCTGTAAATGAACCTAATTTTAAAGTAAGGATTTATTTGGATAAATGTAATTATGTAACTCCTAAAAGCGTAGGTGTTGTTCGCGAAGAAAAAACTGTTTATATAGGAATAAGTGAAGATGACCATTGAAGAGATCAAAGCGGAGATTGAGAAGAAGATTGAAGAGTGTAGCAAATATATTGAGGATGAATCATATGGTGAAGAATCTAGAGGCGAAGTTAGCGCCTACGAAGACGCCTTACGTCTCTTGAATAATTGGAATGGTATACGAAATTGGGGGCGATTGAATGATTTTTAAAAACCATGAACTTTGTAGAAAAATATTAAGTCATCTTTATCATCTTAGAAATGATTTAAAGAAACTTGAAGAAGAAAATCCTGCTTTTTTTATAGAAGAAGATTTAACCATTGGAACTACCGCAAGAATTAAATATTTTTATTCTCCTATCATCGTAGAACCTTATTGGCACGAGTTCTTTCCTTGCACTACAGATGAAATTCTTGAAACTTTATCTTTGCATATAGAGAAAGCTTTAAAAACAAGTGAGCAATTAGAATTAGATAAGATGAATGAGAAATGAGATGAGTAGCACACTATTTATATCTAAAAATGTTTCAAATAAAAATTTATCTTTTGGTCAGCCACTCAAGGGTATTATTGGCAGAAAGTTTTATAATCATGATGGTTCTTGTGGTGGAGAACTTATTACAGTTGGTTCTGAATATTTAGATTGGTTTGAGGGTGTTCTTGCTGCATATCCTGAATTTGAAGGTGATTATAGAGAATTAGAAAAAGTTGTAGATATGCTTCGTGAAGGTCATTCACTTGATATACGGATAGAAACATGAAATACGTAAAAAAACCAATAGTGATTGAAGCGTTCCAGTTGGGGGTTGATAAGTTTCCTGGTTGGTTTTACTCTTTTATGTTAGACAGTCATCAATCTGAATGTGAATTTATTCATGTGCGTTATAAATATGGAGAAAATGCAATTATAGAAGCATGTGTTATTTATAATCTTTATGGTTCTATGACGGCATATCCAGGTGACATGATAATTAAAGAAATGATTGGTGGTTTAATTTCAATTTATTCCTGCAAGAAATATATCTTTGACGCTACTTATGAACTTGTAGAGAATTAAGATGAGTGAATACGAAGGAAAAATACCATATAGAAACTATAGCCGTAACGTTGATATAAATGATATTTTATATTATGAAGCTACAGGCAATATTATGTCTCGTGAGGATAAAGAGAAGATAGATAAAATTATGGAGTTTAATAATCATGGAAATAATCATGGAAATAATTATAAAAATCATAGAGAAAAGACTAAGTGACCTTAAAACACGCGGGAAAACGATCTCTGCTGAGGAAGACTTTTTAAAGGAATTGCTTGATATATATTATCAAGAAAACCATAAGAGGGCTGGGGTTGTTGAGACAAAACTTAGCCCCATGAGAGGTGGTAAAAAATGAATGAAGATGAAATCCAAATTTGTGGAGAAATTCCAAAAGATGTAAAAATTAAGTTTCATGAATATCCTCCTACAAAATTTATTTGTACGATTAATGCTTCTGACGAAAGTGAATTGAGAGTTTATCTTAAGGCTAATGACTATTTGTCAGCTTTTCAGGAATTAGAAGAAAATCTTAGAAACTTTGATAAGCATGGGTTTCCAGCAGGAGTTGAGTCACGACACGATGTTATGGATAAGATAAGAGAACTGTTTTATAAGACAGTTGAAGATTATGATATTAATTTAAGAGAAGGAAATTAAGATGAGTTTTGTAAAATTAGACCAAGAACACCAAGAAATGGCTGATGATTTATATGAATCTGAAAGAAAGATTTTATTTTCTATAGATAGTATGTCTAGCTGGCTTTTGCCTTCATCTGCTCGATGGGTTGCTATTGGTAAAACTGATATTGAAAAAGGTTTTATGGCTTTACGAAAGGCTGTAACATTAAGTAATATTGAAAAATCAGATTATTTGAAAGAAGGTAAAAATGACTGATCTAAACGAGTACAAACAAAACCCATTTGAGTTAACAAAAGATTTATTGGAAGATATGACTTTGAAGCAAAGTTTTGAAATGGTTGATTATATTCAAAATATTGCTCAAGTTCTTGCAAATGAGTTAAAGATTCATTCTGAAAATGTTAAGAAAATATCTGAGTTTATGCAAAAAGGGCTTGAGCCAAAAAAAGTTCATTAATTATATTGACAACGTGTATATTTTTAATTTAAAGTGTAAATGTAAACACATTGCGCGAGTATAAGAAGATTAGCAGCAATATCCGGTTGTGTGATGTGTTTATATTTGGAGCCTGTGGTCAGGTTTGAAGCGTTGCAGTTCGATTCTCAACCTCCAATTTTATTTTATGGAAGTATGGGCGAGTGGTTTAAGTCAATCTTTGATGATAATATGTAGCTGATCAGTAATGCATATTCATAAGTTCGAATCTTATTGCTTCCACTTATTATGGATGCGTAGCTCAATTGGCAGAGCAAACCTATTAAATGGTTAGGCTGATGGTTCGATCCCATCCGCATCCACTGTATTTATTATATTTGGGGTAGTTTAACGACTCAACTTCTAGCGCTACAATAAGAAGGATGTTTTAAAACTCTAAGCTACATTATTCGTCGACTTCCTAATGTGGTTAGAATGTCGGTGTAATCCCGATCCCCATTTAAGCCCCTGATGAGCTATTGAGATATAGCGAAACACTTTATGTGTCGGGTTAATATAAGGAGATAAAAACCGAGAAAATACACGGTTTGAGACAACCTAAAATCTATCCACCATAACGCAATTGGGATATTGCTAGTAGAATACGAATCTACACCAACCTTTTAAGCTGGTAACCATTTAATGGTTCATTGGTAAAAACTTTAAGGGTGCAAGTTTTAAGATTAAGGTATGGTTGAAGATATGTATATTATAGACATAAAAAATGATGCATTTCCTATAACTTTAGAAGAAGGCGAAAAACTAATTGAACTTTTATATTCAGGAATAGCAAATGGATAAAAAACAAAAGAGATTATCAGATGTTTTATCCAAAAATTGAAACTCTATTTGAACGTGACCCCGTTACTTTTAAGGTAATTCCTGAAAAGTTTAGGAATGATGCTTACAAGCTAATAAACGAATGGGAATGGACAGAGAAGATTGACGGAACCAATATATGGGTTTCGTTTGGAGAAGTCTCACGTCCTATAAATGATATTTATCATAAGGTTATTTATAAGGCTCAAGATTCAACGCAATATGATGTTAAATACGGTGGAAGAACTGAAAATGCGCAGATTCCTAAAGGTATTATTGAATATTTAAATGATCATATTGATAGCGAAAAGCTTTATGAAATGTTTGGTAACAAACCAGTTGTCTTTTATGGTGAAGGTTATGGGCCAAAGATTCAATGTGGAGATGGTTACGCTGAAACACAAAAATTCATCGTGTTTGATATCTTAGTTGGTGGGAATTCTGGTTATAGTGGATATTGGCTTAAGAGATCAGATATAGAAGACATTTGTTCTAAGCTTGGTTTAGATGTTGTTCCTTTGATTGATATGATCAAATATTTTGGAAATACAAAATTAACATCAATAGAATTAGGAATTAATCTTGTTAAACGAGGTTTTAAATCAACATTAGGTGATGGCTCTATGGACGCTGAAGGTTTAATAGGACGTACGTCTATCCCATTATTCGACTCAAAGCACAGACGATTGATATGCAAGTTAAAGACATGTGATTTTTTGAAAGAAGTTGATACATTTTTTGAGTTTAAGAAATTATAAAAGGAGATATGTCTATGTTAGACCCTGTTACTTACAAGCAACTTATGACCAATATTGTTGCAAGTAAATTTAGTCCTAAGATACATAATATTTTAGATATTTTGTTACATGATCCCTTGTTATCAGATATTTTGTTTGATGTAATTACCTTTAATCAAGGTGATGATGGTCAGCCATATTCTAAGTCATTATTCCCATTAGAATATCATATAAAACGTTTGTCTGATTATATATTTATGAATAATCCTATGGATTTCCATATTGAAAAAACGTAGTGAATCAGCTATTGAAGTCAATGAGTTTAAGAAATAAATGATTTTTGCTTCTGATGAGTCTGACTCTCTTCCTCCTATGCCTGAACCTCCTGTTTGCCCGAAATGTGGCGGAGATATTGTTAATGATGATCATACAATAGTATTGGCACCTTATGGTTCTTTTGCTCCTATTGAGTTAAAATGTAAGAAAGAAGAAAAAAAGAAATGAATTCCCATTATGAAGAATCAATAAAAAAACGAATTGAAGAAGATTCTAAATTAATATCTGTTTTTCTTCAAAATGTGAAAGATGGTTATATAATTTTATCTGACGCAGAAAGATTATACTTAAATGCTAAAATTCATTTTAAACTTGTTGATACTAAATATGAATATCTTCGTGGCTCCTTATATAAAAAATCTATCTTGTGGGAAAAAAGTAGGAAGCATATAGAAAATGAGCTTAAAGATTTAGCTGTTAGTTTAAATTTATATAGGGTTATTGGTGTCCGTACAAACGAAATAAAATCAATTTATCGCTTGCTTAGATAACATATTTAGATGTATATTATCTTAAATGGTGTGTATGGGATTTATGTTATTTGTCCCGTTGGTTATATTAAATATCATGTACATACTTGCGTGGACTCTCTTAATACCATTTAAGACAAAATTAAGAGGGTGCCCCGCAACATCTAGCCCAATCTGAGTATCAATAGTCTCTATTTACAGCTGTTGATACTCATTTTTCTATTGCGCGTAATATAATTTCATAATATCAATCAATTATGATAGAAATGTTACGAAAATTTCCCACAAGCGAAATATTAAATTCATTAGCTGAAGCTAAAGAATATCAAGATACCCAAGATCACATACATTTTAGGGTATATGATGGTCCTCACGGTATACGCCCTTTTGAGCCTAATCAAAAACAATTAGATTACTTTGCTACTGGATTGAATGCCAGAGAACGGGCTTTAATTGCTGCTAACAGATTCGGCAAGACATTATCTGTTAGTATGGAAGTATGTGCTCATCTAACGGGTATTTATCCTGATTGGTGGAATGGGTATAGGTATAATCGGCCATTAAATGTCTGGGTTGCAGGTGTCAGCAATAAAGAAACAAACCAGAATCTTAAAGCATACTATGTTGGGGATGTGAATAAAAAAGGATGGATTCATCCAAGTTTAATACTTGATCATAAGCCACTTGAAAATCTTTATCTCATTCGCCATTCCTCTGGTGGCGTATCAAAACTTCGGTTTAAATCCTTTGAGCAAGGCCGTGAGGCTTGGCAAGCTGAAAAGGTTGATATCGTCCATCCTGACGAAGAAATGCCATATGACATATATAGTGAAGCCTTAACGCGCACAGCAACTACGGCTGAGGGAGACCATGGTATGATTATGCCGTCTCTTACTCCATTAAAAGGCATGACATTGTTTCTATTGCATTTTATGCAAAGAGAAGAAGAAAACGAAGAAGTTAAGAATGTTGCATCCGGCGAAGTTCATAATTCTATTGTGTATGTCTCAGCAACTCATGATGACGCTCCACATATCCCACAAGAAGAAAAAGAGCGTTTATCAAAATCTTATTCTCCTCATGAGCGGGAAGCTCGTACAAAGGGCGTCCCTTCCCTTGGAAGCGGTCTTATCTATCCAATCCCTGAATCACAGCTCGTTGTGTCTCCTTTCCAAATCCCTGATCATTGGCCAAGATGCTTCGGTATGGATTTTGGATGGCACAATACAGCAACTATTTTCCTAGCTCTCGATCAGGACAATGATGTTGCCTATGCGTATGCAGAGTATCTAGCTGGTCATTTAACGCCTCAACATCATGCTTATCATTTAATTAAACAGGGTGCTGATTGGATGCCTGGGGCATATGACCATGCTGGTGAAAGTGCAACGCAAGATGATGGCGGTAATGTTGTAGAACTTTATCAACAGGCAGGTATTAGAAATTGGGTGCCAGCTGATAAGAGATCGGTCAATAAAGGAATTTATACGGTCTTACAACGCATGGAAACCGGAAAACTCAAAATATTTAGTACTTTAACGAAGACAATGACAGAATATAGGATGTATGCGCGCGATGATAATGGTAAGGTAAAAAAAGGAAATGATCACTTAATGGATGCTATGAGATACGGTGTTGTCACAGGTTTGCCAATTGCTAGAGTTAAAACTTCTACTCTTCATAAGTTTCGGATACCCACTCACCATGAATCGGATGGCGGTTGGATGAGGGTATAAATGCAAGAATTATCGGAATCTAGGCAAAAAGCTCTTACAGACGCTAAATTGCAAGTTACTACTATGGGAGGCAACCTTCTTTATCAAAGCTGGCGCAGAGAAGCTATTGATAGTTTTAATTTCTATGACGGTGTTGGGCAATATAGTCCTCAAGTTATACAAAAGCTTGGGATTCGTAAGCAAGATGTTGTGGTTGTTAATAAAGTTAGAAGTACGATTAACCAAGCTTCTGGCATGGAAATTAATACACGTGGTAATTTTGCTTATTCTGCTCATACTAATAGAGAAGAAGAACAACAACTTTCTACTGCAATGACTCATTTTGGTTTTGCGATACAGGAGAACCAAAATTATCCCTTTAAAGGTTCTCTAAGATGTAGAGATGAGCTTGTTTGTGGCTTGGGATGGTCAAGGACGGCTTATCAAAGAAATCAATTTTTCTATGATTATATTAATCCTCTTAATGTTATTTATGACGCAGACGATTTCTCTCCTCAGTTAGAGAATATGCGCGGTTTGATTTACATGCATTGGATGTCTCCTGATGATGTAAAAGTAGAATGGCCTAAATATGCAAAATTATTAGATACTATATGTAAAAATGATTTTGATGGTGCGGGGAATTTTACCTCAGAATATTTTAACCGTAATTCATCTTACATACCGGTAAATAATATAGGAAGCAATGGGACGACTCTCCAGGTAAACGAATGTTTTAAAAAAGAGAAGTGTAATTATTTCTTTGGTTTGGACAAAAATGGTTATTATTTTCAAACATTTAATGAAGAATATGCAGAAAAAATAGCTAATAAAAAATCTGAAATCGAGGAAGAGTCTGGTACTAGAATTATGCGTACTGTCTTCTGTAATGACATTCTTCTTGAATATGCGCCATTATCTCCTAATTTGCCTAATCAAAAAGACTTTCCATTGATACCTTCTGTTTGGTTGCGCAGGACTTGCGATGGCGTTCCCATTGGTTGGATGGAAGATATGAAAGACTTGCAAAGACTTCTTAACCTAACCAAGCTTAAGCAAGTAATGTCCCTTAATTCTGTAAGGGCTCGGATTGATATCAATGCAATTCAAGGAATGAGTGCGGATGAAATCAAAGAGCAGTTGCAAGACCCTTCAGGTATTTTATTCACTACAGGTAATGGTCCTGTAGAAATTATCCCAAACATTGACATTTCTGAGTCTATGGTTAAAGCCTCTGAACGTCTTGATTACGAATTGCAACAGGTTTCAGGTATGTATAGTGATTCACTTGGTGATGCTACAAACGCCCAAAGTGGTATTGCCATTAAAAGAAGGCAAATCGCTTCTTCTAAGAATTTAGCTTTTGGTTTTGATTCATTTACTTATGTTAAAAAACGTGAAGGTAGGCTCTTTATGGAATTGCTGCAAGGATGTGGCCTAGATAACATAATGGTTAATATTGTTTTGGATGATGATGAAAAAGAAATGTTTGTAATGAACATGGTGCGTGAGAGTGATGGAAAGATATTAAACGATATACGAACTTTACCCGCCAACATATATGTTGAGATTGTTCCGGATTATGACTCTACTCTTGAAGAGCAAAGAGAGATATTTATGAAAGTTATGGAAAATCAACAGGCACCTTTGATGTTGCAGAACCCTTATATAGCAAAAATTATTGGAGGCCGTTATTACAAGAAACTTGCTGAATCTATGCAACAATTAAACCAACAACAAGCTCAACAACAAGCCATGCTTAAGGGTGGAGGGGAACCGACACCACCTCCTGGTATTGATTCTATTAACCCTACTCAATTGGGAGCAATGGGTGGCTGATCCTAATACAATCCGTGTCTTGTCTTTAGATGGTGGAGGTATGCGTGGCATATTTGAAGCTAAGTTTATGGAGCAATTTGTCCAGTTATGGGGCATTAACCCAAATGAAATCTGGAAATATTTTGATGTTATTTGTGGAACAAGTGTGGGCGGACTGCAAGCTTTAGGGTATGCCAATGGCTTAAGTCCATCAGATATGTTGGATTTTTTTGTTGAAGATGGACCATGGATATTTTCTACATCTTCTATCATTCCTAGTGTGCGCGCTACGACATTAGATAAGCTTGCCACGATGATTTTGGGAGGTAGCTTTTATCCTAATGATGCATTCATTGAAAAGTTAGACGATGTGTTTGGTGAGAAAACCATGTCAGATATGAAGACCAACACTTTGATCACTTCTTATAATTATGACACGAACACACCAACTTTGTTTTCCAATATTATTTTTCCTGATTCTACAGGACAAAATGAACTTGCTAAAAATGTTAGCTTAGCAACTGCTTCTGCTCCTTTGTATTTTCCTCGGGCAAACTGGGGGACTTCAAATTACATTGATGGTGGTGTTATTAAGAACAACCCAGCCATGTTGGGTTATGCTTTGGGTCAAGTCGTTAAGCCTGCGGCTAATCGAGTTTGTATTCTTTCACTTGGTGCAGGTTTAGGAGACATAGGGTTTCATGATACGCCTACGCCTCCTCCTGATGAATCAAATATGGCATATATATTCAATCTTATTGGTATAGGCATTAGTGGAGGACAAGAAACTGACGCTAAGGAATTGAGCCTTGTCGACCTTTATTCATTGAACAATATGTATACCTACCGTGCCCAGACTCCTTTAGACCCTGAAGAAGATACTGAATTAGACAATACTTCCCCTGAGTTCATAGATTATATGACAACGACTGCAATAGATTATTTCCAGGACAACATAACAGCTATATCAAACTTTTTAGGACATTTAACAATATGAAAAACAATATTAGTATTTTTTTAATTTGGTCTGCTTTTTCTTCTATGGCTTTTAGCGCTGAAAATTTTAAAGAAGATGATAACCCGCGTTTTTTGCCAGTTGTTTTGCCAGATGGTTATGTGATCCTCCCTATGATAGGTAATCGTATAGAGAAGAAAAATTATATTGAATATAGTGGGGATTTTTTTAGTGGGTCTCTTGAATATCTTCCTTACGAAAGAAAGAAGGTTTTCACTAATTCAAAAAAATATGTTATCCCTGCAAGAATTATAGTGCAAGATCAATTAGATAAATATAGTATTGGATTAGATGATCCTATCCAAGAAACTTTAAATGATAAAATAAGAAAAGCTGTTTTATTAGTATTGCCTTCTGAACTTGAAAAGGAAAACAAGGATTCAATTTCTAATATTTGTGTCAAGATTTTTGATATCATGGATGGCATTGAATTGGAAGATATGGATTATGCTTTAAAAATTATGCATGGTTTTGTTGAAAATGTTTTTAACCAAAACTCTGAATTACGTTTTAAGCCTTACAATTATTGAAGTTTATTTAGATGAAATACCAACCAGGTTTTACAGATTTTTTTATGTCTCCGGTTACAGGAAGAATTATCTTGCCGGCATTTCCGGATTTGTATCAAAATTATGTTTGGTTGGGTAATCGAAATGATCGGCCTTTGCCAAGTCCCATTATAATTGATTTACGTTTAGAAATTGTTGATCTTAGGCGCCGTCTATCTGAAACACGGTTTATCCTTCAAGCGGCATCTCAAGATTTTGATAACTCCCAAGCATTGAATGAGTTGATTAACGGAATTCTAAAGCATGAATTCGGCGTTGTTTCTATTGCAATTCCTGGAACTGATTATTTGCCTGTTTTCCTTCCTTATAAAAATATATGGATTGGTGACGAAGAAAACATACCTCAACCTCATCTAAGAATATTTTTAGATAATATGGCTGATCTTCCCGTAGGTCATTTATGGCTTGGTACAGATTCAGAAGACCCTGATAATTTTGGCTCTAATCGTCCAGTCCCTATAATTGTTCTTCCCTTGGCTAATATGGCTGACTTGCCAGAGGGTAAAATATGGCGTGGTAACTCTGGTGATAGGCCAGAACCTTCAGATGCTTTAACGGGAATTGAAATAAGCATTGAGTCAATTTTTGATCATCTTCTTGAGATTGATATTCACCTGGGCGACATTGATATTAGCATAGGTGATATTAACATTCATTTAGGGGATATAGATGTCAGCATAGGAGACATTAATATCCATCTCGGTGATATTGATATAAGCATTGAGGCAATTCTTGAGACAATAGCTGAAATAACCGTTGATTTTGGTGATATTATCATAAGGTTAGATTTATTGGATAGCATTGTTGCTGACCTGCAAGTTCAGATAGATACGAATGTGGCCTCTGGGTTAGATCATCTAGCAGATTTGCAACTTCAAATAGATACCAATGTGGCTTCTGGGTTGGATGCTTTAGCTACTATTAACATAAGGTTAGATGCTTTAGAATTATCTGTTGCGACTATTAATACGACAATAACGTCTATCCTCTCAGATATCACAACGATAACCACGACGATATCCAGCATTTTGACTGATATTACCACCATTCAGACGGCAATTACTTCTATCTTAACGGATATCACAACTATTAATTCTCAGATCGTTTCGATCTTATCGGATATTACGAGTATCTTTGCCTCCATATCGACCATTAACACGGTTATCACATCCATTCTTACTGACATTACGAGTATTTTTGCTTCTATAGCGACAATAAATACGGCTATATCTACCATAAACACAACAATTATCGCTATCCAGGGCGACATAACAAATATCACGACTGTCCTTATTCCGGCCATTTATACGTATATCGACACTTCTATCGGAGATATAACGTTGAGTGGTTTGCCAGCGGGCGGAGATGTTGATTTAGATGGAAACAGGATTATTAACTTACAATGTGACCCAGAAGAAGACAATGACGCGGTTAGTTTTTGTTTCCTATGGCACATTCTACATGATGAGGTAAACGTATTATGGCCATGAGCAATATAACAGTCGCAGGTTTAACGCCCGATTTAGCAATTCTTGGGGATTACCAAAATTTTAAATTTGGGGATACTGATCCTATTGTTAAGGTTCAGGCATATAGCCAGTTTGTTCCTACGGTTCCAAATAACTCTGTTATTAATATAGTATCTCGAAATTATAATTTAGCTGGTTTCCGTGGAAAGCATACGACAAAGACGACAAGTGCCCAAGATTTTGGTGAATTTGTATTTGAGGCGTTTGAATCCGATGGCGCAGGCACAATTGTTCCTATTTGGAGTTATATTGATACCCCAGGTGAAATGGGAATCCATGTAACGCTTAATATGGGCAGCCATCAAATCCAGCATGTTGACGCTATTTCTATGAATGGTGCCCATGATTATTTTGGTGGAAGTGGTCAGATCGCTTTTGATAATACTTATGCTGCTAAGCGGATTCAATTATATGGTGCAGTTGCGTCTCCTGGAAATAATTTCCAATATATAGGCTTTGGTACGGCATCTACGGGTATTTTAGGATATAATACAATAACTGGCGGTAAGCATATTTTTTATGCAGCAACTTCCTCTTCAGCAAAAGCTACCCTTGCTGAGATTGCCGAAAGTTATAATTATTTTCCTCAAATTATGTATGGCCGTACGTCAAGCGCATTAATGTATTTTTCAGGCTCAACAACAAATACGAGTTTGACATCTAACACATGGGCAAAAGTTTCTGGTACAACGTCTGTTTCTTCTGAGAATGCCGCAGGTATCACCAGTCCTTTCAGTAATAGGTTAACTTATAATCCTGCTTCTGCTTTGGGTTCCACTTTTATTATTTCTGCTAGTATTACTTTTCAAAACCAAGGCACGCTATCTAGCCCTGTTGTTTCTTTTGGAATTTATAAAAATGGTACTACTCTTTTAAATCCTCAATGTAAGGAGAATATTTTTGTTTCTACTAGTAGCTCTGTGAATGCTACCGTTCAGGTTATGGAATCGTTAGCTCCAACTGATTATATAGAATTATGGGCTATGATGGCTGGCTCTAACGGTACCATACGCGTAACAGATGCATCCATCGTTATGATCCCCGTATAATTTGTAATTATATTATATATTGTAGTTGAAATATTTTTAAAAGTTGCTTAATATTAAACCTGTTAGTAATTAAATTAATTATGAAAGGTTTTTTATGGCAAACTTCCCTAATCCGCAATTGATGGCAGATGCGCAAGCTTTGAATGTTTTCGGCCAAGCAATGTCACAAGCTGCTGTCCAGTTGGTTAATTTCTCTGACAAAGCTTCCCCTGAATATGAAGCTTTAAAAGTTTATTTCAAAGAAAATCTCCCTAAGCTCAAAGTTATTGTTGAGAATTTAGAAGCAGACCTTGGGTAGTCCATATCAATATCCATGGGTTGCTTTTCGTTCCGTACTTCGTCAGTCAATTGACAGTACGGAATATCTTTTATATAAAGCTCCCTCTGTTACGATTTTTGACAGTATTATTGTAACCAATCTTACTGAACAAGATATCTTTATTGATTTTAGGATATTAGGTGAGCGAATCCCCCCCGATCTTGATGACCCTGAAGTTGAAAAGCCTTGGGTGGCTTATAAAAGGTTAGTTGAGAAAAACCAAACTATTGAGCTTCTGCCAACTTCTCAATCAATGATTATTTTAGAAGCAGGTGATTTTGCTTACTGCAATTCAGATTATTCACGAAATTTATTTAGTTGCATCGTATCGGGACGCCAACTATTAGAAACAAGCATAGAGGATTAATATGTCACAAGATACGCAGCCACAAGAGTTTGACCTTAACGCTATTTTTAATAGAAAAGCACCGGTTACTGACCCTATTGTTGAAGAAAAAGAAGAAGAGATTCCTAAAAAGAAACAATCAGTTACAGTTAAAGAAGTTAAAAAAGAGCCTGTTCAAGAATTAGATGATGAAGAAGAGCCAGAAACTGAAACAGAAGAGGAAGATGTTAAGTCTGAAGAGCCTGAACCGAAGAAAGAGGAAAAACCTAAAGACAAAATTATTGATTATAAGTTAGAAAACGAAAAGCTTCAAAAGACATTAAAAGATACCCAGAAATCATTTCACGAAGATAGGCGCAAGCTTTCAGCTTATAAAAGAGCCGTGGAAAAAATGAAAGAGGATGGGGTTCTTTTGGAGGATGAGGCTACTTTGCTTCTCGACCATACTCAATATCAAGAAGAGACACATAGCAGTGGAAGTGATCCCGTTCTTGTTAAATATGGCAAGATTTGGGACAAAGAGCTTGAATATATGCGTAAATATTCTTCTGATGCTGGGGAAATCAATAAAAATGTCTTTGCTTTTCAACATCTTATACAATCTTCTTCCACAGAAGAGGTTGAAGATATTTTTTATGATCTTGCGCAATACGAAGATGATGAAGTTGAGTTAACAAAACGCATGATATCTTATGGTCGTGAATACAATGATGAGATTTATTCTGATATCCATGAAGCAGGAAGCATCAGAAAATTAAAGTCAAAATATCAATCTGAAATTGATAGTATTAAAAAAGAACTTGACAAGACCGTTGAAAAATATAATAAATTAAAGAAGAAACATCAGGATTATGATACTGAACCTGCAAACTTGAGAATTTCTTCAGGTGCGGCTCATGTAGGTGATAATAAAGATGGTTCTATGG